AATTAACGATCATTTTCAGGTGCTCAAACCTGCATCTTGAGGTTTATTGGGTATATACGTTATTCTTCTGAGATTTACGTGTTGCCTGTACAATAGTATCGGCGTGTTTATCACACATCTTTTGAAAATCAGCATCGGAAATCTGACCATTACTATTAATAATTAACGGTGCGTCAATTTTAATATCACCAGTACCACCGCTATCTTGATTGCTTAGATACTTAGTTAGATCCTGGTTCAATGATTTACCTACTACACGTTCACCTTTTTCAAGATTGTAAGTACCAGTACTTGGTAGTGAATCCCAACCATCATGGGCTTGACCCTGAATAGTTGTACCTTTGATAGTACTGACCAGTTGAGCACCCTGTGCGGCTACCTGTAGACCTGCGGCGATCCCCATAGGCCAACCAAGTTTGATAGCCTCGGATATGCCCTGTTGGATGTTGATCACTGCCTGAGCAATGGCAATACCTTTACTTACGGCAAAAGCTGCCTTAGCCGCTGCCGAGGACTCTCCGAACACGCCAGCCATGATAGTTCCTACATCACCCGCACCAGTAGCCCACATACCTAAAGTGTTTGATAGTGCGTCTGCGGTTAATCGCCCACGTTTGATATCGGCGTTGGCCTGAATCGCTGTTAGCTGATCCTGGTACTCCTGGAATCCAATTACTTTGGCATCGTATAGAGCTTTAGCCCCATCCTGGTTCTCTTGCTGTTCAGTACTTACTTGCTGTACCTGTGTTGGATCTGGTGAGAAGTCCAACGGGTTCTTGTACCCTAATCCCTGACTTGCTGTGTCACCTGTCCACGTCTTACCCGCTGCTGCTGCTTTGGCCTTAGCCTCTGGTGTGGCATTCGGATCACTGGCAATTGCGGCAATATTTTGTGCTTGTTTTAAACGGTCTGTTTCAGCAAGCATTTCATCAACCATAGTTTTGTACTTAGTCGCACGGCTTTTATATTGCTGATCTAACATTGCTGTAATTTCAGTTTCATTCTTACCAGCTAATTTACCTGCTGTACTGATACGTTTTTCAATTTCATCTTGTTCATAGTTAAAACGAATAATACGTATCTGTGTTTCGTTAGTACCGATCTGTGATAAGGTTTGTTCTAATAGTGCTTTTGCTCTTTTAGTTTGTTCATTAATCTTATCTTGTGCGGCTTGTGCTTTCTTGGCTGCTGCTTCATCTTTCTTTGCTTTATCTTCACGTGCTTTATCTTCATCGGCTGTTAGGCTTTTTACTAACTTCTCACGGTTAGCTTTATAACCTTCATCAAGTTTAGCTAAATCGGCATTCATTGCCGCTTCATCACCTTTGTAAGCACGTGCTAAAGACTCTTTAATCGTTGCTCGTAGTTGTTGGTGAGTAGCATCAAGAGTATCAATCTGTGCTTGTGTCTTTTGCTTCGCTGATAGATAAGGTTTCAACGCTGAATCAATAACACTCTTATCTGAACCCTTGTTATATTGCTCTTGTTGTTTGGCTAAAAGATTATGTGCGGCATCAATATTTGCTAAAAGATTTTCAAAAGTCTTATTATTAGCTTCTTGTTGCTTCTGCTGTTCTTCTACCACCTGAGCACCATAGATAGACGAGTTTTTCTGAATCTGTTGTTGGTACTGTTGTTGGTATTCCTGTACTGCCTGTATCCCCTGCTTACTCGTAGCTGCTGCGGCTGCTGCCACTGGCTTACTGTTGAGTATCTTAGTCATTAGATCAAGAATATCAGCAAGACTTTTAGCAACAGGGGCAAGTGTTGAATTTCGCCACGTATCCCATGCTCTTGATAGATTATTCGTTGCCGTTCTATATTCTTCAAATTGTCGTGATTGCTCTGCCGTTAACTGAATATTTTCATTAGCAAGGCTATTTTGGTACTCTTGTTCAGTACTGAATTCTCTATATACAGTCATGCGTTTAGTAGCATCGTTAGCTACAGTTTCCATCATCTGTACAATCTGAGCCTGACTAAAGCCCATTTGTTTAGCTTGATAGTAAATCTTAGCAATAATATCTTCACCACTTTCTGCTGCTTTCTGTAACTCAAACATATTTAACTTCAATGGTTGAATTACATCGGTTAGCATAGAACCAGCGTTATTAGTGATAGCATCGCCTAACTTATCCTTAGCATCTTTCATCTGGTCGGCTACTTGATCCATAGTCAGACCTACGGACGCAAACATATTAGCTGCCTGTTGGATCTGTACTATGCCAGTTTGTGATAGTGATGCTGCCTGAAAGACTTCAAACGCCTTTTCTGATCGTTCTTGTACGTTAGCTAAAGTGGCGGCAATGGCGATACCTGCGACCCCTACCGCACCAGCGAAACCAGACATAGCTTTAGCCGTGGTTGATAGTCCGGTATTGAAACCACCAAACACCCCGCCAGCACGATCACCAAAATCACCTATATCATTTGCTGCGTTTTTTAATGATTTTTGTAATCCAGATTCATCACCTGTGATTTCAAATATCATTGATTGTTTATTATTGTTTGCCATTTGGCTTTACTCCCATCCAATTAAGCATGTTTGCTTTTTGTTGATCTGCGATCTTCTTCTCCCTTTCTGCGTGTTGTTCAGCTAAGGTTTTATTTGAAATGATGTTCAATGAATCGAGTTCATAGATACTAAATTTCGGTATATCTTCTTTCTTGATATTGCCAGTACTTAACCATATTGCCTGTAATAGTTCTGTATGCCTGATTTGTTCAATTTGTGATGAATCAGGATCAACCGATTCTTTGAAAACTAATAGGTAGAAGAAAAGCAAAACGGGCATAGTGTAGAGATCATCCACACTACACCCGCTGTTATACAATAAAGATAGTGATAGTCTGAGAATCGGATCGCGTCTTACTTTGCCTCAACATCCTCAACATTAAAGGATTTGGCAAACACTTTACCGATCTCGGCATTTAGTTTTAATTGTACTGTTAAATCAACATTCTGTTCAACTTGTTCAGGTGAATCAAAAATCTGTTTACCACTTTCATCAACCACACAATAGAAGATCGCTTTATATGGATCTGAAACTTCTGCGTGTTGGGTAATTGATGGTAGTTTGATGTATACAGTACATTCTGGTGTTAGTTCTACTGGTGTTAACTTCACACCAATAGCTGTCATAAGATTAGTAAAATCCATTTCGCTTTATCCTTGTTAGTTGGCTTGTAGTATTTAGTACTTAACGATATTAAGAACCAGTAACTTCACCAACCGCAATTGGAGCACCAGTAACAGAAACTACGAAATCACGAGTTACCACACCATCAAAATCACCGTTAACTACATCTGAACTTACATAACCGTTTACGATGCTGTAATAAGCCGCACCATCTTGATCATCAATCTTCTGGAAATAAGTTACTTTAACTTGAATTAGGGTTTGTGCTGCTGCGGCTGCGGCAAGCATTTCTTGACCTACAGCACCTGGTTTCCAGTTAACAGTTAGAGTTAGATCCGGTACTGAACGAGAACCAAGCAATTTCTTAGCGTACTGTTGACCGAAAGTGTTTACACTCACAACGTTAGATTCAGCACCTGCCGCTGATGGAAAAGCACCAACTTCTTCAACAACAGTAAAGGTAGTTGCCTGACCACCACCAGTAGGAGCAGTTGCGATTTCCACTTTGACATTATTGCCTACAAAAATAGAATTAAAAGCCATGTTTAATATTCCTTTATATATTTTGGGCATCATTCCTTGATACCCCTTCTGTTTATTTATATATGTTGGTTGTAGTACTTCATGTAAAGTGCTAAACCTCTTAGTAGTTCACCTGTATAGAATCCAAAGAACATTGAATTGTTCTGTGGTGTTGTAGGTGTTCCACTTCTGATAGCTGATGACCAGCCACCATTCATTACGTGATTAGCTGAAACTACGTTATAGTTCTGTTGAATTTCCGCGAATAGTAAATCAAGTAATTCGTGATCTGGATAACCTGCTATTGCCATCATTGAAGCACCAGCAAGCCATAAACCAGACATATGACCCGTAAAGCCATCATAGATAACTTCACCATCATCTTTAAATCGTGTTGGTGCGTGACCACCATTATTTTTCATGAACCACTTCAAGTAATTCATCCAGTTTTGACAGTACGTAATAATGTTCTGCGGAATAGCATAATCACCACGTTGATATAGTTCATGGACTACATCACAACCACCAAAGAACGCACGAGGTTCATAACCTGACCATGCTTCTTCATACCAGTGCTGCATAATAAATTGATCTGGTTGTCCATCAGGTGAATATGCTAATGCGTCCTGACGGTTCCATACATAAGCCTGAGCACATGGACCAGGTAAAGTAGGATGGAATTTATTAGTAAACCAATCTTGAGCATCACATAAGAACTTAATACTATTATTTAGTCTGGTTTGATCAATTGTAGTACCTTTGAAACACCATATAGCGGGTAGTTGATAACCTGGATATGGTAGACCACGCCAACCGGAATACAGTTGAGCATATGGATCTGTGATGTTACTAAATGGTATTAGTCCGGGTGTATATGACAAACTATCAAGCATGTAATTACGAATTACACAATCACCTAAACGTGCTGTATATCCACTACTGGTACTATCGTTGAAAGTTAGAGAAACCAGTACTGAATAATCACCTGTACCACCATCATTATAAAGTGCTGGCAAATCGTTAACACAATACCAGTCAATACGACCTGAGACACCATCAACCGGATCGGTATCAAGTAATAGTGTAAACTCTTCACGTCCTGTTAGTGTTGGTTGTCCTGGCTGTTCATCACCTTCTTCATGATCCGGTTGATAAGAACTCAATTTAAAATCCAGTACATTAAACGTTTGTGTTACCCATGCCCCGTTGCTTGCTGGTAGCATAGCCCACCAACGCCAACCGAGATCATCAATAATACGAATGTTAAAATCATCAGCATATGTTCTATATGTGAAGGTGTTTAAGTCCTGTGTTTCATCATCAAAGATCCAGAAACCAACTGTAGAACTACCGTCAGAATCCATAGTAGTAGAAATCACGTTGTCATAGTACGTTCCAGCGATACCGGAAACATATTGAAGTGAAGTTACTGTATTATCCCCATAATCGGAAACCATTCGCATATCTGCTGTTAAGTACTGTCCACCATTAGGTTTAGCAATTCTGGTAAAATGGTTCATTGGGATATCCATAGATATAATACTGTTGTCAGTATTGGTAATGGGTAAACCGCAACGGTATCTAATAGCACCATCTTCTGTTTTAGTTTTATTAACTGTCATTGCTACAGCAAGGCTTAGCGGTTTACCAGTTGTATCAACACCACTATATTCAACATGGAATGATGAACTATTATTAAACTTGAACCATATAGATTGTTGTTCAAGTGTTGTTTGTGCTGAGGCACTTTGATTAATGACAATATAGCCATCTGAATCACGTGAATATGATGCTACTTGATCACTTGGATAGAAATAATCGTATGAGATACCATCTGTAAAAGGCGTTAAAGCAATAGCACTCTTACGAAAGAACATATCAAATTTATCAATATCAGAATAACCAGTACAAGTAATTAGTGAATTCTGCCATGCTAAGTAATAGATACGTTCGCCTGTAATATCCCATAGTAATTTACATGCCTGACAGAACCACAATTCAGCATCTGAGGCGTTATCAGAAAAGTCGAGCGTACCATAGTTATCAATAGGTACGTTTACTGGCCTGTTGTGCCAACGCTCATTACGCCCCATGAGATAGCCACCCTCTGATACAGGATTCTTCGTGGCGTAGTTGAATCGGTAATTGCCGTTTATAGACGTGTCTTTAAGCTGGACTGTACCGATCTGGCTTGTTAGCCCTTCTGCCAGTACATCACCATTGCTATCTACCTTTCGGCCTGTACGGTCAACAATCCAATCAACATCATAGGTAGGGGCTTTAGTATCCCAATCAATGCTATCTTCACTGGCTAACCATGCGTAGGCAGTTGCGTTAACCTGGTTCCAACCAAGACCCGCCCTTTCTGGAAAGGCAAACCATACCGCATCGAGGTATTCACCGTAGTTAGGTGAACCATGAGGTATCTGTGTTTGTCCGTTCGTCCATGTGAACAAGACGCCCTTGAACCCGCCATGAGTTGGATACTCTGGATCTAATGGGTAATGTGCCAGTACTGGAGCTTTGCCATTACAGATCCAATTACAACGTAATGAACCATTAGGTGGATCGGGAAACGCTACCCCACGAAAGAACGCCAAATGATAGGCGTTGAAAAAGTCTTTAGCACGTTGTAGATAGTACGGTTCTTTGGTTGCCTGATACGCATAGATAGCACCAAGAATTGCTAAGGATTGTCCTTCTGTGGTTGCGTCACCGTCCGGTTGTGCCTCCCAGCCTGTTTCCGCTATAAAGTGCCTGTTGTTTGCTAAAACGTTTTGTGGGTTTAGTACAAAATGATCTGTTTTATTGTCATTAACTAAACCCGTATTACGTTCTAAAAATTTCCAATGCCCTTCAATCATCTGTTGGGCATTGCTGATATTTTGTTTTCTTATCATTCTTGTAGATCCGCCATTAGTAAGGAGCCGTACCAGGTACTCCCCCCATCGACAGTTAAGAATTGAATCACATCAATTGAGTTCTGAGTAAAGGTTAATACTGGTTCACGACCATAAGACCAAATAACATTAGAAGGCCATGAAATTTTATTTGCCCCTGTTCCCTGTGTTAAACACATAGTAATAGTTTGGCTATTTAAGTTGCTTCCACTGCCATTGATTACACTTAGTTGTGTTACTGCTGCGGTTAGTGTTGCTTTGAATACACGTTTACCATCAGACATATCAAGTTCTAAAGTATCTTCTACGTTATTTATTGTTAGAAGGTCTTGAGTGATAGTTACTTTGGTATCAATGTTCGCTTGTAGTGCGGCATCTTTAGCATCAATTTGTGCTTTTGAATACGTTCCCACATCGTTATAGTTCAAGGTTACGTTACTGTTAAGAGCATAACCGTTAATTGTAGTGATACGTAACGCAAACAATCCGTTACTTTCAGTACGGGAATATACATCACTAATATCTGCTGCTACCAATTGAATGTTAGTACCAGATAATGGCTTGTTATTGATTAAGAACGTCTTAGGCACATAAGTACTATTACTAAATGCCAATGATGCCATATCAGTAAGTTGTGTTGCCGTTAATGTAATATTAGAACTTAATGATAATCCATTAACAGTAACCGTTTTAGCAACAAAGGTATTATTAACCTGAGTCTGTGAATACACATCAAGAATATCTGCGGCTACTAAGTTCAACGCCGTTCCTGATAATGCGTGTCCGTTTAACTGGAATACTTTCGGAACTATGTTTGAATCAATGTAGGTCTTAGAGTAAACATCACTAATATCTGCTGCCACTAAAGTAATGTTGGCTGTAAGTGCTTTACCATTGACAGTACGTGTGATTGGTACGTAGTTACTGAGATCTGTAGCGGCTGCCGCACCAAGTTCTGTTAACGTTGGTTTATCGGCACTGGTGTAGACCTTGTACCATGCCCCGTTACTTGCTGTTGAGAAGTTACGAATGTTCAGTACTGGCGTACCGGTTTTGTTCATTACTAATTGGGTACCGTTAGAACCATCAAGGTTAGTGATACCCAACATATCAACACCTGTTGGTGCGTTGGCTGCTGCGATCTTAACGAATGAGTTACCATCACGGCCTTGATAGCTTGGGAACTCGTTACCGTTCGAACCAACGCCCCAATCACCACGATAAAGTTCAACTACAGATTCATCAAGAATACCTGCTGATACCTGGTTTTCTGGTGTGAATACGTATGAGCGGGTAACAACCTGATCCATATCTGACGTATCTGATACGCTGGATAAGTACCCGTTATAAAGCACATAGTTTACGGTTGTATCGTTTGAACCTTCATCAAGCATTTCTACTTTGACTTGTACTAACTGCTGAGAATCAACAGCAGAATCAAATACGGCGTTTTCACCTGGAACGTAGTTAACTTGAATAGTCATATCACCATATGAACTATCACCCGCTACTTTAGAGGTGTAAGTACTATCATATGTTTCTACAGTTGAAACAGAAGTTGATTCACTAAAACTTGGAAACGCTGAAAGGTTTTCAACTTGAACAAAAGTACGGGCATTTGGATCAACGTTGGTTGTATCGGTATTAATCCATACTGTAGTTAGATTCCCTAAAAATGTTTGAGCCATAATTATTCCCCATAGCTAAAAGATAGTGTTTGCGTGTGAACATATGCGGTTTCCGTGGCTTCGGCTTGGGAAGTCATTAGACTATCTTCAATTCGGATATTGAATAATGGCATTGGAAGTTGCTGGTTTAGTTCATCAAAGAAACCAGATGTATAAAGTTCTTCAAGAATCTTTTCTATTTCATCCGAAGCACCTTTATATGATTGTCCAACAGCTACAAACTCAACTCGAAATTCACATAAATTTCTAATAGTTGAGGGTATGATTTGATTGTTTACAATTTGATTTGCTTTGGCTATCTGTGTACGTTGTACTGAAGAATCACCAATATAAACCTTTGTAGTATCATCTACTGTTGCTTTTGATGGATATTGTAGATTAACAATTACTGCTAATTTATTAATCAAATACTTTCTTATTGTATAGTCTGCCGTGAACATATTATACTTCCTCTTCTAAATCGATCTTGCGAATATAGTGATAGTTAGAGATACCGCTTGTATCATCATCTATTCTATTTACTAGGTATTCGGTGTTATCAATTGTGAAGGTACTATTTAGTTTAATTCCTGACTTGGCACTAAAATATGTTACGGTAGTTTGACTATCATCGAAAAAAAGCTCGTCTTGTTCAAAAATTGCGGTAATCGTTATTGATACACCATCTTGAACAATGACGAGCTTTTCACCAAAAGCATTTAATAGATACTCTATTTGCGAGTTACTAAGAAATGCTCTCATTTGTCATACCTGTATTAAGCTAGGTTTAGTACTAGGAATGCTTCATCGTGTGCTAGAGCATGAGATTGGAAGCTGAAAGTACGTAGAACAATACCCATAGAGTTACGTTGAGTTGTATCATCGCGATCCATAGTTACTGAACCCCATTGAGCCATGATGATATTTGACCAATCGCCAAACACAATAGCACCAGCGGCAACTTGAGTAGATTCAATAATACGTACTGAATCAGCTAGAATACCGTCACCCATATAGCCTTGTAGCAAGTACTTAGCAGCGGTGTTAGAACCATCTAGAGTAGTACGCAATACAGCAGCGGTAGTAGGATGTACAATAGCAACTACATTCTCAACACGGACATTAGCAGCAGCTAGAGTAGCTAGAGCACTAATAACATCGGTTTTGGTTAGAGCAGCAGTTAGGGTTACTTCTGGAGCCTTAGCAACAACATCAGCAAGAATTAGACGTTCTAGTTTTAGAGCAGCACCCTTAACCATCGCATCTTGAATATACTGTTCAGCAGTACTAGCAGATTTGATTAGAGTACGAGTTAGTTCAACAGAACCGGTAAAGATTTCTGGCTTTAGAGTGACCTTCTCAAAAGCGGCGTTATAAGATGGTGATGGAGCACCTTCAGTAACATAACCGAAGTTATCAGTGAAATCAGCAGATAGTTTAGGTAGAACTAGATTACCTTCACCTTCGAGATTTGCGAATACTTGTACAGGTAGAGTAGCAAATACTGACTGAGCACGTAGCACATCAATATAAGAATCTGCGTATACTTCTTTAACTAGAGCAGCACCGCCAACAGTAGTAGAAGTACGGACGAAATCACCCGCAGGGATTTCAGTTTTACCAGCAAAATTACCTTCACTTAGTGAACGAATTAGGCCATTTAATACGGATTTTTCCATTTTGATTTCCTTATCATGATTTGGATTTGTTTTTGTATTTAGTGTGCGTTTGAAGTCCTCAACTGAAATTCCATTTTCAATTGCTTCAGACACATCAATATTTAGAACTACGCCGATTGATTCCAATTCACGTTTACGTTCCACTTCTTCTGTAGAATCTTCTACTTCAGAATCATCAGTACTTTCTTGTACATCTTCGCGTTGTTCTTCAACGTCGGTTTTATTTATCATTTGTTCAAGCAAGTCTGGACGATTAGCCATTAGTGCTAATAGTTCTTCATCGCTCATACGTACTTCTTCAGATTCTTCTACTTCTTCTTGTTCAGTAATTTCTTCTTCAGATTCAACTTCAGTACTAACTACTTCTGATTCATCTTTGATTTCAGGTTCAGTACTTTCGATTTCGTTTTTATCTTCCATGATCATATCCTTCTGGTTGTCATCATTGTTATTTATCAATGAGCGACCAACTCCGGCGGATACATCGGCTGGCACTGTTACTAGTGATATTTCATATGGGGTAAAATGAGTTACATAGATAATGTTTCCTTCAATACGGTAATCATTAACTGTGTAACCAAAACTAATATGTGTTAATACACCTTCATTGATTTGTTCCCATTCTTTTTCCGAAGCATTGGAAATCTGTAATACAGCACGGCCTACCTTGTCTGAATCAATACGTGCCGCTAGTACTTTGCCAATCAAATGATCTCGGTCATGATTGAAAAGTACTGCCCCTGAATTGTTCAAACGCGATAGGTCTACATTTTCTGGATTACATAGAAGTACTTCGTTATATAACTTCCCTTCTATTTCACGTGCTACAGGAGTTTCAGAACAAAAAGCAACTTCAACGGTACGATTATCAGAATTAATCGCCGTTGGTAGGGTTAATTCCCTCGTCTGTTTTTTGATTTTCATCTAGAACTTCCTTGTTCATATTTTTCTCATTCTCTATTTCTTGAAGTACAACACGTGGATCACCACCCATTTCACTAATTACCTGTGTACGGGATTTCAAACCAGCATCAATAGCAGCTACTTCACATTGAATATCCTTCAATGGATCAAGTGAAATAGGTTTAGTAGGGATATAACGAGCACATACAAGATCATCGAAATCAGAAAAACTTAATTTCAACTTACTATTATTTAGCATTTCATTCTTTAACCAAGCTGTATAAATTGGCTTGAGTACTTTATTTATGAGTACATTAGTTCGAGTACTGAAAGTTGTAGCTTGTAGGCGTTCGGCAAGTTTCGCAGCACTAAATGACGCATCAGCAGTACTTCCCATTAGGGATTGCTTAGTGACATTTAAGCCCATTGAAATATTATCAAATAGTACATCTGTGAATTCTGCTATACCGTCAACACCATTACGGGGCTCAACCGATTTAACATCTTGATTAGCATTTAATTCAAAGATAGCACCAGGTTCTAAGTACTCGTTATAAATCGCTGTATCTTGTTCACCTTCATCTAGTGCTAATTCATTGTTACCGCCATTATTAGTAATGAATGTGGTTACACTGGCTGAGATTCGTTTAGCAAGTAATGCCGCTTCCTGGAAGTTCTTTAAGTCTGCTAAAACTTTAGTACTGGCAATTAGATCCGGTATACCGCGTTCCTGTGTGGCATCATCCATAACAAAGTAATGTAGGATTTCATTTGCTGGTACAACTTCATAACTAGTAGCATCATATGTATATGTTACTGGATTATATTTAGCGAAATAGTAGTTTACAGGTTGACGGTACTTGTTATATTCAATCCCATTACTGATATATCCATCTGCCAGTACTGCGTTATTCAACTGAGTCAAACGGGCAGAATCAATAATTTCAATCTTGATAGAACGGTTGAAATTATGAATACGTACAAACGCTTCACCATCGCGGCAGCGGTGTTTCTCTAGTACTTGTGCGAATAGATCAAAAGTCATTGAGCCATCAATAGAGAATTTACTAGCATCGTAAGCCCAACGATCAAATAGTTTTTCTAGTTGTTGGTTAATGGTATGTTTTGTTTCTTCATCAACATCAATATCTACTGATGGTTTTACATAGATACCATTACTGCCTACTACACCATCTACAGAAAGCATCATGTACTTACGTGCGATTGGGTTTACTAGTGTTGCGTCACGTGATTGATTACGCCATTCTGATAGATGCCATTTAATGATGTTATTAATACTTACTGAGTTAGTACCGACACCAAAGCCGAAAGCATTCACACCATTACTAGTTGTACGAATCTGGTTTAAATCACGTTGTAATGTTTTACCAACATGTTCACGGACTTCATTAGTTTTCTGTACTGGTTTTGGTTGTTCTGGTTGTTTTTTCTTAAACCACATTAGCGAGTACCCCAACGATCTGGATAGTTAGGATCTCGGAATACAGTCATACTCTTAAATGGTCTACTAGAACCAGATGTAGGTTGACCATTCATTTTAACCCATAGAGAATTAGCACGTTCAATATAACGAGCACGGATTGTTTCTAAGTTTGCTAATGACTCACTAACTAGAGTTTTATTATTAATTGTAATGCTGTAGTTAGCACCACCTTGTATTTTTGCTTCAATTACCGCTTCGATCTCTTCAATCATCTTACGAATACGTGCGTATTCTTCAGTATGTTTTGTTGGATCGATTACTTCACATTGGGAAGTACTGGCAATACCATTAGTAATAGTTGTACAGAATAGCTTTTCTGAAGCAACGTTAGTTTCAAAGGTAATAGTAAATGGTTGTTCACTATCACTATTACTGTTATCTAATGTAATTGAATTACCAGTACTGACATATGAAATAACGAAAAGTGTTTTAGCAGGAATTGTTACAAGATAATCATATGGGTTTGAAACCATATAAATCTTTTCTGGTAAAATTGCCATTGGATATCCTTATCATTTTACGTTTTTCCAAACCAGTTTGAACCCACACCAGTACGCCTAGAACGTCTGGTACTTTGGGTAGGTTGTGATTCTTCTGGTTTATTTATCTTTTGTGGTAATGATTTGGCTTTATGTTCGCGTAGTTTTCTAAACGGTTGCGTACCTAATTGTGATTGGGAATATACGATTGCGATCATTCCATAGACCAGACAATCTAGAGCCTCGTTTCTCTTCTGCCCTTTCTTTAGTCGCCATACTAATTTACCACCAGCAGGTTTTAACTCTTCGGCTGATAGTTGTTCAAAGTAATCTGATGGTAGAGTACTGGAAAAGCGTAATTGAATTGGTGCGTTCTCTGCTTCAGTACTGAGCATCAAGTTTAAAAGTTTACGAATAGTATTCTTTTGTTCATGAACATTTAGGATCTGTAGTTTATATCCGGCTTGTGTACTCTGTTTGAATAGGTCACTTGTAGTACTGCTAGAACCCTTAATAGGATGATACTTAGCCCAACGTGCGGTAAACTTCTTAACTGTATCTGTAGCGTTACCGTTCGAACTATCCACGAATACAGCAAGTGTAGGTACTATGCGACCGTCAACACTTCGGAAATCTTGACGGCAAAACTGATCTAAATCCTTCCATGCCTGTGATTCGATTTTAGTACAATCATGTCCATAGAAAAATTCATGACCAAGTACATAAATGTTCTTTTCATCAAATCCTAAAATACTGGCCTCGCACCTATTGACCTGCTCCCCGTTGATTAATACACCGCGATGTTAGTAATGTCTTCATAAGCC